TGCAGACGCAAGCTGCTCTTGAATCCCTAGTATGCCTTTAGGATCTTCTGTCAATCTTACTTGTTCAGGTGTTTTCTTTTTACCCTCAAACAAAATCTTATATACGTCTGCGTCACCACCAGCTAGGGGTTTAACTTCGTTACGCATACCTACACGTTCTAGTTTCATAAACTTCGTAGGCTGTTTTATTAGCGGCCCAGTACCCCTAGTAAAACCTAAGTCCATTACAGCAACTAGATTAGCAGCTTCATTAGGGTAGCTTTCTTTAAACTTTTCCCACGCTTCCATGCCTTCACCAGCAGCAGCCCAAGCCATCTGACCACCCTTAGTTTGCATCAGCGCCTGAAACTGCTCTGCAGCACCTTCCTTTAGCCCTTCCGGAAGCATCCCTACGCCTTTTTCAGCACCAAACATAACCATCTCTGACCCAGAGTCAAAGACCATCCTAAGAGGCGTAGTGATTGTCTGAAGAAGAACAGAAGGTAGATTGGTAGATTGCCTGTACTGCTCCTCAAGAACTGCAGGATCACTCATAGCCGCAGCAATACCCGCCATAGTTTCTGCCTGTTGACTTTGACCTAATCTCTGAAAAGTCTGTGCTTGACGCTCAATACCTCTCTTGTAAGGCTCAGAGAAAAACCTGTTCCACAGAGATAGTTCTTCTGTTTCTACATTAGAGTTATGTACATCTACTGCGTCAGTTTCAAACGCTCTTTCAAACGCTGACTCATCGTCTATAAGCATCTCTTTCTTTTTTTCGTCAGACACCAGCGGCTTGCCCTGTTCGGGTTCACCAAAGGCTCTGTCAAAGGCTTCCATATCTTCTGCAAGAGACATACGTTAAGCTCCTACTTTAACAAACTTACCATTTACTAACTTGTATATTGTTCCGTTTCTTCCGTCAGGAGCATAGAATACTGTACCCGTCTCTGGGTCTTTATGATATCCCACAGCCTTGTACTCTGGCCTCTCCCACTCAATAGCGTCAGCAGGAGCAACACCAGATGCCAACTTCTGTACGTTTAGGAGGTGCTTTTTAATGTTAGTTAGTGCTTTGTTTTGTGCTTCTCCTGACATACCTGTGTAGATAGCATCAATGGTAGATTGTAGTGACATAAATTCGATGTTAGAGATTTGGCCCAAGCCGGTTCCTGATGCTCCTGACTCAGCCGCTAGTCGCTTCATTTCGTTGATTTGGTCAAAGCCAAGTCTAGCCCTGATAGACAGAAGTTCTTTTTCTCTGTCGTATGCAGGAAATCCGGGCACTGCCGCAGTTACGCCGCCGATAAACCCTGTCTCCGTGAAGCCGGGATCCATTAACTTATCAATTTCACCAATAAACTGTGTAGTTTGAGCAATCAAATTAAGGGACGCTTCTTGATCTCCTTCACCTTTTCCGGGAGGAGGTAACGTGCTAATCAAAGATCCATCGTCAGCATCTAGTACAGATACTGAGCCGTCCTTACGTTCTACTGTTTTTATTCCCTTGCCAGCAGCAGGAGCTTCAGGCTTAAACGGGCGTTCGTACAAAACCTCTCCTGTAGTACTGACTAATGCACCACCAGCAGGAACATTTACTGGCTTTCCTTGCGCTCCTGCTTTCATATCAACACCCGCTTTGTACGCTGACATAATATCTGCTTGCGTACCGCCCTGTGCAATAACAGAGCGCACACCTTCCTGAAGCTGTTCTAGTGGTACGCCACGAGCAGCAGCCTGTGTAATTGCCGTCAGACCGCCCTGTATGCCTCGTTGTTGCCCTGCGGTTTCCTTAGCAGTAGCTTGTTTTGCCGCCTCAAAGAATACCTTAGACAACGCATCGTTGCCTTCCATAGCGTACTTCTGACCCAGAGCGTTCAACTGGGCAGGGTCGTTAGCGTACTGCTGGAGAAGCTGTTGTGCTTCTCGTGAAGACCTACGCTCAGAAAAACCTCTGCCAACGTCAGTCAACATTCCACCAATGTTTTGACCAAACTGCTCTGTGGCTCTTCCTATTTGTTGTCCTATGTTAGTTCCTGCTGTAGCTAGGACGTTTGCATTTATAGCCATTTTCGTTGTCCTCTGTTAACTGTATTACTTCCTATCAATAAAACCAGTGATGATGTCAGTAACTCCACCCAACAACGAGCTACCTAGGCCCATAGCGCCACTAAACATACCACCGTACAAGCTGGCGAGTCCTGCGCGTCTAGCGAGTTCTGCGTTGATGTTAGCCATCTGAGTTTCTAATCCAAACTCACCTTGCTGCCTACGCGCTACGTCAGACATAGACGCAATGTTTAACGCAGGTGATAGCGCTGACAAAAGTGCTGCCTGAGGTGCGTACCCTGCTTGAAGCGCTTGTATTCCCATCTGTTGTTCAGCAGATTGCAACGCTTGACCGCCAGAAATAAGTCCTTGACCTCCAGTAAGCATCTGTAGCATTTGCTGTTGTCTAGCGGTATCAAGAGCTTCTCTCTGGGCCGCTAAACTAGAACCTAAGTTAGCGTACTGTTGTCCTAAGCCAGCCTGTTGCGCTTGCAAAGCTCCACCTAGTGTTGCTTGTTGACCAAACATACCACCTAGAGTCTGCGCCGTACCCAGAGCTTGCTGACGTTCTGCCTGTGCTTGCTGAATAGCCGATAGTGCTGCTCTGTTCTGTGCTTCTTCTTGTGCTTGAGCCATCGCAAGCTGCTCAGGAGTACCACCAAACATGGCTGTACGTACACCTAAGCGTCCCTGTTGAGCCAGACGCTCTTCCAGAGCTAGTCTCTGTCGTTCTTCCTCAGGACGCTGTGTGGCTCTGATGCGTTCAAATACGGAAGCCTCACGAGCGGCTGTAGGCGTAAGAACATCCATAGCCGCTTGACTTGCTAAACCGCCATATTGCTGCCGTAAAGCCTGAATGTCTGCTGGTTGTTGTGCCGCAGCGCCCATGAACTGACCACCTAGGCCAAACGCTTGTTGTGCTGCTTGCTGTTGCTGAGATAAACCGTAAGGCGAAGTGCCTATCATCCCTCGACCTAAGTCAATGAGGTCTGCACCAGCAAACTGTGACTGAAGCGTTCCTATAGGCTCTCCTCCAATACGGTACTGAGCTTCACGCATCAGCGCGTCTTGTAGCGCCTGTTGTTGACCACTCAGCGCATACGTTGTCCCAGATGGCCCTCCAGTTACTGATCCTATTCCACCAGAAGTAACCGTAAAAGGCTGAAACGTAACGTCAGGTGCTGTTGCTTGTGGAACATCACCAAAAGCCTCTGTTACTTCTTCTGGAAGTTCACTATATAAACCACTAGCAATATCGCTAATGAAGCCACCAAAAAGATCCCCAATAGCCATTAGTAAGTCCCTCCGTCAATCGTGCCTGTAGACAGAGTACCCGTAAACGTCAACGCAGGGATCGTTACAGTGCCAGTGAATGTAGGAGAAGCTGTGTCTGCTTTGGTTGCAACCGCTGTTGATATAGCGTTGAACTCAGTGTCAAACTCGCTACCACGAATAACCTTACCACTATCTCCAGAAGGTAAACTGTCCTTAGCAGTAAAGTTTGTTGTTTTTGTATAGTTACTCATACTGTTTTACCCATTAGTGCTAATACGTTAATCTCTTGGAGGGATAAAGCAGACCCGTTAATGTCAGCTTCTAGTCCTATCGTAATAATACTTCCGTTACCTGTTGCTTGAACAGAGTTTCTAGTCGTAAGTTCACCACCAGTAAACTCACCGATAGCAAACTCGTCAACACCGTAGTACGCAGGTACTTGGTTTCCTACAGTAAACTCGTAGGTTTTAAAGTCCGTAGCTAGATCGTAAGACCACTTCATAAACACTGTTGCGCCTGTAGCACCAACCAGAGTAGGTCTTAGTTTCTTTAGCAACTTTGTTTTAGCAGGATCACCAAACGTCAACCCCGGACTGTAGTACCTAAAACGGTACGCTGTTGTGTTGTCTACGTAACCTGAGTACGTCCCTAGTCCGTCAACTGTTCCTATGTACACTGTACCGTCAGTTTTAACTTCAAACGACTTGTGTGGAATAGAAGTCCACCGTGTAACTCTGTACGCTCCGTTCTCAAGTTTACCCTTTAAGTCAAAGCAGTACGCAGTAAGTTGATCTGGAAACACAATGATGTAAAAGGAGTTCTCAGGGCTATACACAGACGCTGTAGGTAACGTCCTGCTGCTAATCAAACTAATGATCTCAGTCTTCACGTTTAAACTCAGGTCAGACAGAGGCAGTGACTTCTCTTGGATAGTACGGCCTAAGCTCCTGAGTCCAGAAGGAGACATAAACAAAACGTCTGTGCCAATGTGTTGAACAGAGTTTCTACAGATGCACCCAACACCAGCTACTGTGTCAACCAGAGCCATACTAGCTGGACT